CTATAATATTAAATCAGACTGGAGCTCTTGGATCGCAATTAACGACAAATAGTCTAGGAGAAGTGTATGTTCTTTTCTTCCTTCCTGCAAATACATTTAGAGCAGGCGAAAGAACATTTATTATTAATGATACTGATGATGCTACTGCTGCTTCTGCAATTACTAGTAGTGCAGAAGGAGTATATAAATCATCTGCACTTTCTGTGACTACTCAACAAGTAGGATTTTCAATCATACAACCAACATTTACACCAAGCACTGTTTCTAATGAACTAGCACCATTGGCATGGACCACAGAAGATCAACTTCCTGATATTAATAATTATATAACTAATAATATTAAGAACATAACTAATATTAATAATAATAATGGTGGTAATAATAATAATGGAGGCGGTTGTTGTTTTGATCCAGATGCTCTAGTTACAATGGCAGATGGTAGTTTTAAGAAGATCTGTGAGATTGAGATCGGTGATCTTGTTGCTGATGGAACTGACGGAATCAATACAGTCATAGGAATCGAAGCTCCTGTTCTTGGAAACAGATTGATGTATTCTTTCAATGGTAACTGGGCGTTCGTTTCAGAAGAACATCCTATCATGACTTCAGAAGGTTGGGGAGCGTTTGATCCTGACAGCTGGGCTGTTGAAGAAGAGTTTATTGGTAGATTAGTCAAGATTGTTATCGGATCTAAGATTCTTAAATCAGATGGAACATATGAGACAGTAGAATATATCGATCACAAAATCATGCCAGAAGATTACGTAATTTACAATCTGTTGTTGGATGGCGATCATATGTATAATGTCGAAGGTTATGTTGTGCATAATAAAGCCGGCGATAATAGTACTAGTTATAATAATGCCGAGATGGGGCCTGGAACAAGCTGGGATGGTAACGGACAGGGATATACTGGTCAAACTGGTACTAGCTGTTATTTTTAAAAAGGTAAAAATACAAAATGTTATTAAACGGAAATCCATTAGCTCAAACATTTACGATTGAAGGAACTGCTTCAATTGCATTGCCGGGCATTTTCTTAACTCAAATAGGAGTTTTTTTTAAAAATAAAAGTGCTACGGCCGGTGTGTCTTGTGTAGTTTGTGAAACTATTAATGGGATTCCTAACCCTGCAAAAATAATGGGAGTTTCGTATAAAACGGCTAGTAGCGTTACCGTAAGCGAAGATTCTTCTTCTGAAACTATATTTACATTCAACACACCCATTATGGCTGCATCAGGTCAAACTTATGCATTTTATGTATATCCTGAATCCAATAGCCCTGATTATAATATATGGGTTTCTGAGATAGGTGGTGTAGATAAGATCACTGGACGAGCTATCACGCAACAGCCGTATCCTGGAGTTATGTTCATATCTTCTAATGGTAATACATGGACTCCTGTACAGACACAGGATATCAAGTTTAATCTTTATAGAGCTAATTTTGCCCATACTACAGGCACGGCTGTATTTAGAAACGCAAAAGAAGAATATCTTAGTTTAAATCTGACAGCTGGTATAATTAAGAAAGCAACCGGAGGTCAGATACAGACAGGCGATGTCGTATATGCTGCTAATGCTACAAGTTTATCATCCATATTGACATCTGATAATACATTATATCCCAAGGCAACTGTCAAATCAGTGGATGAGATTCGTGGAATATTATTTTTAGAAAATACGAATGGTCTGTTTAGTGTAACAGCGCCAGATTATAGCAATATCAGAATTTATAGAACTCCTGATCCAGCAAATACATCATATATCACAGAAACATACAGAGTTGCTAATGCCACAATATCAACGATAGATGATCTGATATATCATGGGCTGATTCCTAAATTTACAATGTCTGAGCCTTCAGGAACTTATATTTCTTCCGGATATTATGGAACAAGCAATAGCACATTATCAAATGCCAAAGACACAACAAAGGTAGCCCCTAAAAACGAATCACTTTACGAATTTAGAGACTTTGAAAGAGTTGTCAGAAGTTATTCTAATGAAGTTAAGAATGGTACTTACGGAACAAAAGGCACAGCAACTTTTGAACTTGAGTTAAATTCATTCACACCGTATCTTTCACCTGTTGTTGATCTGCAAACTAAAAACATCAATTATACGCAGAACATAATCAATAATGATGAGACCAATGAATGGACCAGATATGGTAATGGCAGAAGCAAATATATCTCCAAGACTGTTTTGCTTGATGCTATATCAGAAGATCTGCTTGTTTATGTTACAGGATATAGGCCTGTGGGAACAAATATCAAAGTATACGGTAAATTTTTAAATTCTGTTGCTGATCCAGGATCATTTGATACAAAAGTATGGACAGAACTATCACCTAAGAATGATACAGGTTTGTTGTTTGGATCACCTAAAAATCTAGAAGATTATAAAGAATATGTTTATGGTGTTCCTGTCAGCGCATCACAACCTTCTGGAAATACCACTCTATCAGCATATGCAGATTCAGTAGGTAACATTGCACTAGATGTTCCTCCGGGTACGCTGACTTATTATGATGAGGTAGGAACTATAATCAGAGGATTTGATACGTTTTCTATCAAGATATTGTTACTGTCAGATGATATGGTCAAGTATCCTACAATGAAGGATGTCAGAGCAATTGCATTACAGATATAACAGATGAAAAAACCAGCCGGCATATCAGACACGTTTGAACCACAAAGAAACAATCCTGGTGCTTTGTTAAACAAAGATTTTACTGGATTAGAAGCTTATAAAGCACAAAGAAAACGACATTTTGAGACAGAACAGAAATTAAGTGAAATAAATACATTAAAGGAAGAAGTTAGTTCGATAAAAAACGATCTAACTAGCATTAAAGAATTATTAATAAAGGTATTGGAAACCAGATGACAGCACTAATTGCTAACGTAGTACAATCTACAGATTCTTTTGGTCAGTGGTTGGCAAAAACTAACCAATTGATAACGGTGATTTCAAACACGGCTGTTACTACAAATTCTAATACTGCTGTCGGTAATGCGGCTATCTCAGGAACATTTGTCTCTGGCGGTTCCCTGATATCTAACACAGGATCTTTTAGAATAGGTACTAGTACTTCTAATGCATTCATGAATGCAACATCGTTTGTGATCAGATCTTCAGCCACTGTCAATACAGTCATAACAGATTCTGGCGTATATCTAAGCGGATCAGTTTATTATACGGATGCAGTAGCAGCGATTGGCAATTCGAGCATAAGAAGCGCAAATGTTACTACAGATAACATCATATTGAAAAATAGTTTAAGATTGGGTAATACTTATCTTTCTACATCGAGAGCAAATACGAATCAGATATACGCAATAAATTCGGCATTGGTGGGTGATTCGCAAGCAAATACATATCTCACTCGAGATGGACTGCAGATTTTTAGAGTTGATACTCCTCCTGTGACTCCGGGTGCAGGGTTCACTAACGCTAATATGACATATAATACATTATGGATCAAAAATATTAATGCAAATACTATCACTACAGGAACATTAAATATATCTGGTAGTGCTACAGAATTTCCGGGAAATACACATTTCCTAGGACAGAATAACTATTTCAGATACGGATTGACTTCTAATGCAAACATAAAACTGATCAATGGTAGCATCGGGATTGGAAATACTAATCCTGCTGCACCTTTACATATAACAACATCATCTGCGGGAGCAGGTATAATAGTAGAATCTACTGATTCTGGTGCTAGTACCGGTCCTGATATCGTGTTTCGTAGGAGCAGTTCATCTCCAGCTGCAGGAGATAATCTCGCAGGAATCTTCTGGCAAGGTAATAACAGCACCGGTACAATCACGAATTATGCCCAACTCATTTCAGAAATAGCATCACCTACATCTGGAGCAGAAGGCACTAATGTTTTCTTGACACAAAAAATAGCCGGTGCTGATACTACGACATTATATATTAAAAGTAATGGCAATGTCGGGATTGGCACAAGTTCACCAACTCAAAAAGTTAGCATTGCCGGAGGGCTTAGTTTTAATAGCGCACTTTCTTTTACAGGCTCTGGTTACGAAATTGGGAAAGACGGAGCGGATTTTTTGTGTTTCTCGGCTGGGTCTTCTGGTACACGATTTGTCAATGCTTCTACTGCTACTGAGTTTATGCGTATATCGACAGCTGGTAATGTCGGAATCGGAACAGCCTCGCCATCACAAAAACTGCATGTTGTTGGAAATGCATTAATATCAGGTGCTGCAACTGTAACTGGAGCAACTGCAGTAGGTAGCACTTTAGCAGTAACTGGAGCAACTACAGTAGGTGGCGCTTTAGCAGTGACTGGAGCAACTACCGTCACTGGAGCAACCACATTAAGTACTCTCACTGTCAGCGGAGCATCTACTCATAATGGACAAGGAGATTTTACGGCCCTACAAAATGTCGGAACATTAAGAACTTCAAGTGCATCGCTAGGAGGTATTGAAGTAAGGTCTGCTAGCACTAATGATGCTGCTTTCATGACATTTCATAGACCAGGTAACTATGCTTCATACTTTGGCATTGATACGGATAATTATTTTGCTGTAGGAGGATGGAGTGCTGGTGGAGCATTGGCTAATTTTAAATGTAATATTTTTAGTGCGGGTGGTGCGATAACTGCAGGTGGCAATATTACTGCGTACTTCTCATCGGATGAGAGATTGAAAGAAAATGTCGTTAATATCTCTAACCCATTAGAAAAATTAGCATTGCTTAATGGTGTCACATTTGATTGGAAAGATTCATACATCGAATCCCAGGGTGGGTTAGATGGCATGTTTGTTCGTAAGAATGATGTGGGCATCATAGCACAAGATCTCGAGAAAGTATTACCACAGCTTGTGGCAGAACGAGATGACGGATACAAAGCAGTCAAGTATGATAGGATCGTTGCTCTTCTAATCGAAGCAGTAAAAGAACTCAAAGCAGAAGTAGATAGCTTAAAAAATGGCAATTAAAACAAACATAACTGTAGATCAGGGTGCTAACTTTGCTTATAACGTGTATCTCGTCGATGTAGATGGAAATCCGTTTGATCTGACAGGATATAGTGCTAATTCTCAAATAAGAAAGACGTATACGTCTACGACTTTCAATACGATAAGCACAACAGTCAATGCAGCTGCAGGATCGATCACGTTGACAATGAATTCTGTCATCACAGCAAACCTATCATCAACGAGATATGTGTATGATCTAGAAGTGTATGCTAATAATGTGACATCTAGGATAATAGAAGGTTTTGTCACAGTGAACCCCGGAGTCACTCGCTGATGCGTGACTCTAAGATAACTGTATCGAAGTTCAATAACATATTGGTGACGACTGCTAGGTATGCGCCGCTACAGACGACAATCATCGTTAAATTGATCAATCAGACTATAGAACCCATATCAGTCCTAAAGCAGGAAGCGACTGATATGTTAGGCACGCTTCCTGCTGTTCCTAGAGATGCGCCGATAGTCCCTGTCTACTGAACTCGGAACGTATAAGATCCTGTATGGTCGCACAGTATCGTCGTATCTGCGTATATCTCGAATCCTTTTTCCTTTGCCTTCTTGGCAAAATATAGATCTTCAGAGAATGTGTTGTTGTGATCTATCGCTGACTTATAGACGAACTGCGGATATCCGATATCTGCCATCACTTGTCTCTTGACAAGAACACAGCCGAATCCACAAGCTCCGATACGAACTAATCCTTGTCCTCGGATCTTTTCCCATTCGACATGTGAATATCCATCCCTATCATTCTCTTCGAATATCTCTAGAGTCTGTCTATCAGGATTACGCTGCCTATAGATACCAGACACTACATCCTTGTCGTGTGACAATAACTTCTCTAACGTATCTGATGCAAATGATACGTCATAGTCGACTGCAAACAGATAATCGAATCCTTTGACGACCCAATCAGCGATCAGGTTGCGTACCTGATCTACATTATACCCGTAAAAATGCTGATATGTTGTCTCATATCCTTCAGGTACTCTCAGATCATATATCGATTTAAAGGTGTTGGGTTCGATGTTCTTTGCTGTAGGAATCGCGATTAATATCTTTTTTTTCATGACGTTCTTTACAACCATTTCTTTTGTTTGAACCATTTCTACATTCATAGGACGTGGTGTAGAATTTACTTCTACTTTGTTTATTTGGATCTTTGCATCGTTAGCAATTTTACTAGCATTTTTGTTTTGAAGTTCACCATTGACTTTATAATCGTTCAATGGGTTCTTGTCATTATAGAGCATGACGATATCCTGCACGACTTTGATCTTATCAGGATTAGCTCTTTCTATTATATTATAGAATGTGGCATTGTCGCCGCCTGCTTTGAACCATTCTCCGTTCTCATCTTTAAATACAGAATCATCAATAAAGTTCAACAACTCTCTACGGAATGTCCTGAGATGAGGATACGGCATTCCCCAATTGAACTTATATTCTCGATAGCTCTTAGTGTCTCTGATCGCCTTTGGATACGGTTGAGCGATCAGCGGAATGTTATCCGCTTCTGACCAACAGCTTCCATATGAGTAATCCGTCTTACCATCAGCGTAGAGATTATTGTAGAAATTAAATATGTTGTTATCGTTAATTAATGCGTCATCACCATCGAGGAGCATCACGATAGTGTCCAGACCGAATACATTTTTAATCGTGTTTATCTGATTATACACAGCACCTTTATTCTCATTATTAGTAATGACGGTGATCTTTGATCTGATATCTTCTGGCAATGTCTTTAGCTTATGGTTGATCGCAAACTTGGCACCGTCAGTGCTAGCATCATTGATCAGATACATCGTCCAGTTGTTGTAGTTCTGTGTAGCAACAGAATCGATGCACCTGAGGATATATTGCTCTGCATTAAAGAAAGGCGTGATCACAACAATATGCTGTTCTTTATTCTGTGTAAACGTGTTCCATTCTTCATTGTTGCTGAACCTACGACCGAATACTTTATGGATTCGATCATTGATATAAGACACTTTACGATATTCATCCGCAGGAAGGTAATGATTTAATTCTTTAAAGAAATGTTGCTTCCATTGCAGAGCAACCGTATCCCAGGTAGAGATATCCTTGACTATGTTGCAATAATATTGTTTCTGCTGATGCAGATAAGGATTATTATACGCAGTAAGAACTAATCCGGCAAAACGCTCACACTGAGTTTCTATATTGATATCTCTGAATAGACTATTTGGTTCGATAGCATAGTCGATAAAATAAGACGCATTGCCTATAGCAGTCTCTTCCAATGCACCAAATCTAGTGGCCACTAGAGGTGTATTATATGCGAGCGATTCTAATGTAGAGATGCCAAACGTTTCTGGGAATGCTCCCGGATAAAGGAACATAGATGCTTCAGACAATATCTCGGCAATCTCTTTCTGAGATATAATGCCTGTAAACTCGATTCCGAGAACTTTATATTTCTGATCTTGGATTAGCTTCTGATGTGTCTCACCTTGAGCATCCAGAGGTCCGTCAGAACGAAACCTATAATACCCGCCAATCACTTTCAATCGTGCTTCTGGTATATGCCTTTTGATCCTAGGCCATACCCTGTCGATGAGAGGTAGCATTCCCTTTGTCACAGAAGCATTATATACGAATAGGTTGCGATCTTTCTTTGATATATCTACTTCATCAAAATAATTGACGATCCCATTCCTCGTCTGAAATATCTTGTTCTTCAATACTTCAAAGTTGCGCCTCTTGCCGTGATCACATGTCGAGACATAGGAGGTATGAAAATCTGATAGCGTAAAAATCTTATCGATATGTCCACTGACAGCGAGATCTTCTAGATTGATATCTCCATTACAGAAAGTATCGTGCATCCAGAGAACTTTATGCTTTGCCTTGTTACGCATGTTCTGAAATATAGCACAAGGATATGCAGTCGCTCTATTGAATGCTTCATAATAATGATTTGGGACAAAAGGAACTACAGTTCTGGATGAAATAACAATGTCAAATACATCATTATTAGTAATGCTACCGACTGGTCTGTAAGTTACACCATCATAAATACCTGGACGACTATCATCATCTTGACAAGCATTGAAAACAGTTATAGGAAATCCTAATTTGGCCAGCTCTTTAGAGATGAGAATAACAGCAGATTCGGATCCACCCAAACCTCGTTTTGATAGCGTATCGCCATCATATACAAGCCCAATCAGATCTAAAATAGCAATAGATGGGTATTTCATAACAACCTCACGTAAAACATAAATATGTAGGAATTAATATTATTTATATAGGCATTAAATGGCTCTGATCTTCTATAGTCAAAAGAACACCGGAAATGGTTCTAATACTAATTATACATTAACACAGACAGTAACACAAGCTAATAATATATTAGTTTCTGTTAACGGACTTCTGCAAGTTCCTGGTGTTGATTATACAATTAGTGGAACTGAGATCATCTTTGCCTCTGCTCCATTAGCTAATTTTGACATAGAAGTTCGTTATATCGTTTCTGATGGATACGATGGATCTGTAGGTTTTACAGGTTCTTCAGGGTTTACAGGATCTGCGGGATTTCAAGGTTCTGCAGGTTTCTTAGGTTCAGTGGGATTCTTTGGATCGTCTGGATATCAAGGTTCTCAAGGTGCTGCTGGAACGCCGGGCGGCGATACAGGATATACGGGTTCTGTCGGTTCATTGGGCTATACAGGTTCCATTGGATTTTCAGGATCATTGGGTGGTGTAGGTAAACCTTCAAGGATATCTGTATATACTGCCAATGGTAGCAATACTCAATTTACATTAGCAGAATCAGTAGCAAATACAAACCATATCCTTGTGTTTGTCAATGGTCTAGTCGAAACACCTGATTCTGATTATACAGTAACTAATACTATTATAACATTCTCTACCGCCCCTGTCAACACTTCAATCATAGAAGTAAGATATTTTGATGCGATACAAGGATCTCCTGGATATCAAGGATCCTTAGGAACTGTAGGATATCAAGGATCTGTAGGGTCCGTTGGATATCTAGGATCTGTTGGATATCAGGGATCTGTCGGATACCAGGGATCAAAAGGTGATCCTGGCGGTGCTACAGGTTATACCGGCTCATTGGGTTATACTGGTTCGCAGGGTGCTGGTTTTGCTGGATCGGCGGGTGAAGTAGGTCGCCCATATAAGTTTTCAAGATATACAGGAAACGGAAGCAATACACAGTATACATTATTAGATTCTACTTCTAATGCCGCACATATCATGGTATTTGTTAATGGTATCATAGAGACGCCAGAAACAGATTATACTGTTTCTGGAACGACATTAACACTAAATTATGTTCCATTCTTAAATTCTGAGATCGAAGTTAGATACTTCGGTATAACTCAAGGTGAGACTGGATATAGGGGATCTGAAGGTTTTAGAGGATCGAGTGGAGCAACGGGTTATGATGGCTCTGTGGGTTATACCGGATCTAGAGGCGATACGGGATATACAGGATCTTTAGGATTTACAGGATCCAAAGGTGATACGGGATTTGTAGGGTCTATCGGTCCGACCGGCGCATTTGGTGGTGCAGCTTTTGACTATAGATTTGATGATTCTACCGCAAATACAAATCCTGGTGATGGATTTGTCAGATTTAGCAATACATCGCTGGCATCTGCTACACACCTGTACATCAATGAAAATGATAAATTCTTCACATCAACCTTTACGTTCTTGCAGACGATTGATGATTCTACTTCAGCAATCAAAGGCCAGTTCACTATCACGAGTGCTGCCAATACAGACAGTTTCACATTATTTAGCATCATAGGATCTCATACTTACACATCAAACTTCTTTGATGTTCCTATAGCATACATTTCTGGAGCCACAACTTTTGTCGATAATGCAAATGTGATATTGACATTTGCTAGAACAGGTGACGTGGGTGATACAGGATTTACCGGATCTGTAGGATTTACGGGATCAAAAGGTGATACGGGATTTACGGGTTCTCGAGGTGACACAGGATTTACAGGATCGAAAGGTGATATCGGATTTACAGGAAGCATAGGATTCACGGGTTCTGTTGGGTTTGTGGGATCTCGAGGCGATCTTGGATATACTGGATCTAAGGGTGATACGGGATATACAGGGTCTGTGGGATTTGTGGGTTCTAGAGGCGACACTGGTTATACGGGTTCGTTAGGATTCACAGGAAGTATAGGATACACAGGATCTATTGGATTCACTGGTTCTGTAGGATTTGTAGGCTCTGTAGGATTTACGGGCTCTGTGGGATTTGTAGGCTCTCAAGGAGATCTTGGATATACAGGATCCATGGGGTCGTTAGGTTATACCGGATCTAAAGGTGATATCGGATATACAGGATCGTTAGGCAATACTGGATATGCTGGATCATTGGGTTACACAGGATCGTTAGGTTATACTGGATCTAAAGGTGATATCGGATATACTGGATCTCAAGGTGAACAAGGAATCCAGGGAAATATAGGACCGTTGGGATTTGTAGGATCTAGAGGAGATCTCGGATATACAGGATCACAAGGCAATACTGGTTTTGTAGGATCTCAAGGTAATTTAGGATTTACGGGATCTATTGGTGATTCTGGTTATGTGGGATCTGGAGGTGATCTTGGATTTTCCGGATCACAGGGTCCGATTGGCTACTCCGGATCTTTAGGTGATATAGGATATTCCGGATCGCAAGGCGAGATAGGCTATACTGGATCGATAGGTGCCATTGGCTATACTGGATCTTACGGAGACCTTGGTTATACGGGTTCTATTGGCTATACAGGATCTCAGGGTATTGTGGGTTATACCGGATCTTATGGTGATCTGGGATATACGGGTTCTATCGGTTATACAGGATCTCAGGGTGTAGGATTCACAGGATCTCAAGGCAATGAAGGACAACCAGGAGCTTTTGGAGGCACAACCTTTCTATATTTGTATAGTGCTAACACGCAGAATGCAGATCCTGGCACAAGTGCTTTAAGATTTAGCAATACGTCTCTTGCTAATTCTACGTTCTTGTACATCAACAAAAGTGATCTTCGATTTGAATTCGTATTTAATTCTTTATTGATTATCGATAGTTCCACATCGGGTATCAAAGGACATTTTAAGATATCAGCTTCTGGCAATAATTTAAATTATGCCACATTCATGATAATCGATTCGTTAACTGATAATGGATCTTATGCCACTGTTCCTATATCATTCCTTTCGGGTGATGCTGGAGCTAATACTGTTCTCGGTGATAATACTCTTACTGCTTTAACTCTTGCAAGAGCCGGTGATCAAGGAGATACAGGGTATGCAGGTTCTATAGGTTCTCAGGGTCCGACTGGTAGCGGATATGATGGATCTATAGGATTTACAGGATCTAAAGGTGATATCGGATTTGTAGGATCTCAAGGTGATCTGGGTTATACCGGATCTGAAGGCTATACAGGTAGCATAGGCTATACAGGATCATTGGGTGATACTGGATACACTGGTTCTTTAGGAGATATTGGTTATACAGGATCTACTGGTGCTGGCTATACAGGATCACAGGGTGAATTAGGTTATACCGGTTCAATAGGAATAGGTTTTGCAGGTTCGCAGGGTGATACTGGTTTTGTAGGATCTATAGGATCGTTGGGATTCACAGGATCTACTGGCGCAGGATTTACAGGTTCAGTGGGATTTGACGGATCAAGGGGCTCTATAGGATTCACAGGATCTAGAGGTGTAGGATATACTGGTTCTTCTGGAGGATCTGGCGAATCCGGTTTTACAGGATCCAAGGGTGATATTGGAGAAACAGGTGCTGGATATGACGGTTCTGTTGGATTTGTAGGGTCTAAAGGTGATATCGGTTATACAGGTTCTTTAGGATATACAGGATCTTTTGGATATACAGGTTCACGAGGACCTGCAGGAACATTTGGCGGCGCTGCATTTGAATATTATTTCAATGGCAATACAGCAGATCCTACAGCAGCTGCTAATGGCGAGATAAGATTAAGCAATACTACATTTAGCGATGCTAATACATTGTATATCAGCTATGTAGATCAGGCGACTGCTAA